ATCAACAAAGGCGCATCCCCTGATGATCGCCTGCACGGCAAGGGTGGCATTGGAGGAGAATGACAAACCGAAGTCGTCGCAGAAAGTCTCGACCTCCGACTCGGTCACGTAACTGTTCGCCCCCGTGACTACCGTCCCATCCTCAATCACTAAAGTCGGCGCTGCCATTTTTCACCTCTTACCTGGGGATCTTTTTCGCTCGTTTCCCCGTCTCTGGTGCGTCCTCAGGAGTTTCTTTCTCAGGAGCCGCAGATTGAAGTGGGGCAATTCCCTTGACTGTCTCTCCTTCGGATTCTGGAACTTTCTCGGGTTCAGGAGTCCCAGGAGGATTTGCCAAAAGTCCCGCCCGCAGGGCTTGCTGATAATCAACCCCGTGCCTGAAAGAAACAGGGGTGCCATCTGCCAGGTATGCAACATATGATTTGATTTCTTTTGCCATTGCCTTTTCCTCCTTATTGTAATGTTGCAGTCACGAAATTGCCCTTCTTTTCGGGGACTGCCTCTGGTGCCTCTCTCTGGAAATGAACAGGGAACGCAGATTGTGACAGTTCCGCTTCAAGATCCTGCATCATTCCATCCCGGAACGGAGCGTCGAGAGTTTCCAACAACTTAACCAGATTCATCAAAGCCGCTGTTCCATCATTGATCTCTGCGACGGCTTGGTGTTTGAGAGCGAAGGCAAGTGCCTCCGGTCGCAATGCAAAGACGAACCTGTTGCCTCTCAACGCAGGATTTTTTTGGTATTGTTGGTATATTTGTATGAAGTCTTTTGTCGCTTGGATCTGGAGGTCAATGTCTTTGATCCAGACTCCATATTCAAGAGCAGCCATTGCCAAATCAAGATCACCAGGCAGAGCGGCAACGCCACGAATCAACCACTCATGGGCTTTGTCCTTGTCCCCGGTATTCATATACTGCTTGACCATGACGAAATAAATTGAGTCAATGAAATGACCCTCCTCAATAGTGCCCCGATTCTCCCAATACTTCTCTCCCCACGCAAGCGCCTCTTTTGGTTTCTTGCTATCCGCGTATAACTGGCAGAGATAGAAATATGGAAACGCGTCGGTAACCTCTCCCATCTCTACCTGTCTAAGGAGAAGAGTCGATGTACGGATAAATTTTTCTTCTTTTTGTTCGGGGGTCAGATCATATCCATAATGAAGAAGTGATGCTCCTTCGCAAAACACTGCCTCTCCATCGATCTTGAGGACCGGCTGGTTATGAACAATTCCCTTATATTCAACGTATCCACGACGAAAGAATCTCGTCGTATTGAGCCGAAGCACATTGAATCCTTTTTGCATATCCTTCAGACTCAGTGCCGCTGCGGGGTATCTGCCTTCGATTCGTTCCAGAAAATTACGAACCTGGCCATATGTTGCCTTGCCTTCTAAAACAAATTCTTCATCGGCATCAATGACCATGATCCATCTCCCTTTGGCATAACTGATTGCTTGGTTTCGATGGAGAGAAAAGTCGTGCTGCCATTCATGGTGGTGGACTCGCGCTCCGAAATGTTTTGCAATCGCAACAGTCCTATCGGTGGAGCCGGTGTCCACCACCACAATTTCGTCGACCAATTTCTCGATAGACTTCAGGCATCGCTCAAGGTTTCGCTCCTCATTCCTAACGATCAAGCAAGCCGACAATAGAAAAATCCCGGTTTTCATTGCAAGCCTCCTTGGTTATTTCTTGGTCAGCCAAGCCTTAAACGTCGCGCCTTTGGTGGTATCAATCGTTCCGTTCTTGCTTGTGTAGAGCCGCAGCCAACGATAGACCGTTCCTCCGAAGTCGTTGCAGAAGGGAACAATATACCGTGTTGCAGAAATCGTCGCGGCGGTATTGCCACCGGACACCCTGCTCTCCGCCTTCATGACATCTCCGATACCAAGCAACGCCAACCTGACATATGTGGTGAACGTCGAAGTCGCGGATCCCTGAAGAACGAGATTCACAAGACTGCACGATGCGGTTGTGCCACCAGTATTGATAGCCGAGATGTCAACCACAAGTCTCCCTTCCGTGAACCCGCCGCCCGTGTCAATCACTTTGGCAACGGCGTCAACCGTGCAAGCGGCAGAGGCGGCAGCGGGGCCGGAACCACTGTCTGCAATGAGCAGTTCATCATCGATGATCACTTTTCTGTTTTCTAACATTTTTCATACCTCCTTGATAAAGATTTTCAGCACATTGTTAGACCACCTGTCGATGATCACTGTTACGCTGTGACGGAACCCTCTTTGATTCCTTTCAGCCGCGCCACCGATCTGGGCCGGATCACACCGAGAGTGACATACCATTCAACCCTGGTCCGGAAGACCGGTTTGCTCTGCTGCTCGCCAAGATCGCGGACATCCATTTCCGAGGACTGCAGACCCAGCACACCATTCTCTGCGAAGCTCACGCAGTAAATGGAGGTCGACGTTGCCTTGGTGGAGGCATTGGGCCCGAGCTCGTCGAACGCCATGATGTCCGTGTTGTCCTCGTCTTTGTCAGCAATGAGGATCGGCAGGTCATTGTACTGCGTCACCCGACGTCCGAAGGCATCGAGCGCGTAGGTGATGTACCCACCAACGTTCTGCGACCGAGCCGCTGCTGACAGCAGGCGCCGCATGGTCTTGTTCATCAGAAGGTGCGTTGGATCTTCGACTGCATCGATTGCTTCATCCAGTTTGGCGAGAGTCAAGGCGGTAGAGAGTGTGGTTGCCGAAGCGTGGATCAACTGGTCACCGGTGCAACGGACCTGCAACCCATCGAACGATTTTGGATCGTTCGTCACATCCCCTTTGATAATCGCCTTGGTCAGACTGAGAGACAGGGCCTTGATTTTCATCTGCTCCTGCGTGGATCTCTGATTGGCGCCCGCGGTCTTGACAAGGAACACATCGACGTCCAGATCACCACCTGCGATTGCCAGCGATTCAACAACCGGTTCGAGTTCACCGGTGCTCTCCGAATAACCTTCGTTAACGCCCCTGAAAGCCACCCCGGGGAGCATCTTCTCCCGGTTGAACTTCAGTGCGTTGCCCTGGATGTCCTCAAAAGGCATATACTGCAGGATGTCGCTGTTCTTGGCGAACAGTTCCATAACAGTGGCCTTTAGAGCTTCATCTCTCCCTAACGCGAGTTTTGCTGCCTCAATCAGTGTGAGCGCCATTTTTCATTACCTCCTATTAAAATTTTTGTCCCTTGTTTACCACTTGCCGTAAATAAAAAAATCCCGGCAAGATAACCAAATTGGTTAATCCCACCGGGATTCGTTTCGCTGCGCCGCTTTGAAACTAATTGTCTGTTCTTGGCCCACCGGGCCGGTAAATCACTCCTTATGCTTTTTGCCCAAGGCTCCCTTCGCCGTGAATCATTCTGAGTCTCTCTCCTGGAGGCACTTTGGAAAGATCGAGCTTTCCCTGAACCCCTTTGTTCCCTGCATTTCCGGCTCCGCCGGATCCACCCGAGCTCTCAAAGAGGAACGGCGCCGATTCAGCCAGAATGGTTGCCCATTCATCGAATGTCATAGGATTCTTTCCATCCTTGCCGAATAACAATCTGTCCCCTTCCTTCGGCACCGGCTTGCCTTCCTCTAACCGCCATACCCTTTTCCCTCTGGCGATGATGTCCTGCATTGCATCTTTCCTGACTCCACCGACCGCGGTCACTGCCTTTGTGATTTCTGAATCAATCAGCACTTCGGAGAGGCGCTCGTTGGTCTTCGTTAAAGCGACATCCTTGTCATCGACCGCCTTCTTGAGGGCGGAAAGCTGGGATTCAAAATCTGCCCGCATCCGTTCAACCTTCTGTGCAACCAATTCGTCGATCTTTCCCGCTTCGATCATTTTCTTGTCTTCGATCAACTGGAGCTTCTTTTTCATCTCTGCGATCTGTGCGGGGTCACCGATGTCTTTGAGTTTGGCCTCCAGTTCTTCCTTCTGCTTCATAAGGGCAATGTTGTTGTTCCGAAATTCATCGAGCTTTTTCTTTCCTTCAACATCTTCCTCAGTCTGGAGATAGAACTTGCCATCACCTCCCACTTTGTACAGGGATCGAAACACCTCCTCGACCTCTTCTAACTTCGCGACCATCAACTTAAGTGCCATTTTTTACATCTCCTTCCCGGTTGTTGTAATTATCAATAGTCTCTTTTACAAAAAAATAAAAGATATTTTTTTTGTATTACCTCCCTTCTCGCCAGATTCCTCCATTATCAAAATGCCCTCCGTAACCGTACTGGCGTCGATAGTCATCGGATCCGTTGTAGGATAGTTTCTTCTTGATTGACCTTGCAGCACCGAGCATTGCAACCCATACCTCAGAATAAACACTTGCTCGTTTCTGATCCCGGACCTGGATCTCATGTTTGAAATTGGCATAGTCGATTTCATTGACCTGATTCGCAAGGAACTCTTTCAGAGACTTCTTGTGGCAAGTCAATCTGAATTCATAATCCGTGCCACCATTCTCGACAATGGCATGCCGACCGATCACCTTCGCAAGATTGAGCAGATCCCTTTTGTCCCTGCTCCTGATCGTGACCATGTCGGACCTTTTCTGATCCGGCTTCTGTACAACGCTGAAAAATCCTTCCTTAGTAAATATCCACATCTGCAGGTATCTCCTCCATAGCCCTTATTCTCGCATTGATCATCGCTTCTGTGATCCCGCGATCCTCCAATACCTTCTGCCACTTTCTTGCATCGGCAAGCATGCTCCCTTTTTCGTCTGACCAGTGCGTATCATCATGCACTATAGGGGTCACAATAAATCTTTCTTTGCGTCCATTTTCAAATACCCACTCTTCGGGACCCTCAGAAATCATCTTACCAATCCAATGGAAGGGATTGAAGGAGATATCGTTCTCTGCCCATCCGATATCCAGGAAGGCATATTGATCACCGATCTTATGAATACTGGAAACAATCCTCCGCCCGGAGGTTTCACCATCTATTTTCAATAGCTTGTCAGAAAGTTTCATTTTTACTTCCTCCCACATTATTATATGTTACGCAATGAAATTGCCGCACATTATTTTCCAACGATGACATCTTCAAGTCGTCGTCCGTCGGGCCATTGATAATACTTATTATCTTTGAAAAACTGAATGATCTTTTGAACCTGATCCCGAGGAACAACCATCTTCTCAAAATTTTTGTCAAAGATCGAAAGCGATTGTTTAAAGTTGGTTTCGTTCCTACCCCTTTTCGCATTACCAACCCAATCATCGATGGTAGTTTTGCGGTTGCTTTTGATAAAGTCTTCCCCGCACTCACCAAAAACATCCCTGTTATACGAAAGCGCATCCACTCTTGCCATCACATCAGACCGCCAAACCAACCCATAACCTTCATTTGATTTGGTTTGGCTAACGATGCGGGTGAATACGGAATTGCCACCCCCTGTCGCCATATCACTTTCTGGAGACGTACGACTCCAATCAAATCCTTTTCGGAATTTGTCAACAGTCGCAGTAAGATCCCCTCCATTATTAACGACCTTTTCAATCATTACATCGTAGTCTGTTCCGGACCATAATTGATGTCGTATACGATACTTTTCCTTGAAATCCTCCCACTCTGGACCATTCAAATCAGGCCTGTATCTATTCACCTTTCCGACATCAAATGCCGTCGCAATACCCTCTGGTTTATATTCAGAAACCTTAGTAATATCATACCCAGCCTTCTTGGACAACTCCCTTTGTAGATACTCAATTTGCTTTTCTGCCGATTCATACGATGAAACATTGGAAATCAACGCTCGTCCAAAGTTGTCATTACGTGCATATGCTATCTGTTTGAGATACATCAATTCATCCTCAGCAGCAGTAGCACGTGTCAGATCGACCTTCAAACGGTCCTGAAGAACAGACATGATTCTTTCAATATCGATTGTCTGGTTGCCCGATGTTTCTGCTCGCACCAATCCGCGGTGGGAGAACCAGATGTCGTCGGTGTTTGGCCAATACTTTACCTTGACACCATCAATCTCGGCCTCCAAATATTTATCTTTCAATGCACGAATCACTTCATTTTTCTGTTGCGCAAATCCCTTTATATTTGTCTTTACATACATGGCGCCATCAGACTTAGTAAATGCAATCCCCGTTTCTATCTTTGTTACCTTGGGTGGAATGGCCTTTATGTTTCTAAACTTAGTTAATGCCTCTTTGAAGGTTGTATCATCGGGCATCTTGTATTTCCTGCCCTCTCCGGTTGTGATCACTTCTTTCAACCTTTCCAGCCAAGGTTTATAATGCTTCGCCATGGCGTCAACATCTGCATTGGAGAAAAGAGGATTGGCTTTTAGCGAATTGATTTCTTTTGCAAAAGCATCCAAAGTGGTTTTTGCTCGTTCAATATCCTTTGCTCGCAATGCTTCACCACCGCGAGATTGCATGGCAATACCCCTGAAAGAATCCAAGATTGAAGAATGAAGTTCGTTTGTATTGTAAAAATGCGCCTTTTCAAAACTGGAGGCGTCAGCAATCGCATTCATTTTTTCTGCACCTTGACCCCGCAACTTGAATTGTACCGCAGTGACAGGCTTACCGGTAACATCCTTCTCATACCACACAAGGAACTGATGATCCTCAATCGCCTCTTTGTCGACTTTGATCACATACCCGTTAATTCTTGACGTTTCAATCGCCTGGTGCTCAAAATCGGAAACTGCATTTTCCAGATCCTTGGGCGCCTTTGCTATCGCCTCCTCAACCTTGATGTGGGGGAACTGCTCTTGAATGTATTTCTTCCGCGCAATTAACGTCTCTGCGAGGCGATCGCGCTCCACTTGATTAAGTGGTCCAAACTCATTAACGAGCTCCCTGATCTGTGAATCCGACACCGAGAGAACCTTGCGTGCTCCAGCATCAAGTTCCGATTGTTTGATTTTTTTGAACACAGCCGCTGCTTTTGGATTGGTTCTGCCATCTCTCATTGAAGATAATTCCAAAACCTTGTCGCTGAACTGACCGCCTTTGGCACCACCTTGTGCTCTGAATCTCAACGATCCGCCAACATCAACTCTGACGGCACGGATGCCATCTTTGATTTGAAGGTTATCGTAACTCATACCAACTACGTCCCAGTCACCAAGCCAGGCATCAACAACGAAGTCATCATAGATACCCGCTCGCAAAGCCCCAGACTTCAGAAGTTCGGAATTTTTCTCAATCCCGTCAATGATTCTTGATGCAACCGCTTTCTCGCCATTGGCATTGATGATCTGAAGCTCTGGAACTTCAACGCCAGCAGCCTTGTAAAGCTTGCCCGCAAGGACTTCATTTCTCACCGTCTCCTCATTACCTGGCATCTTGATATAGTAGCGCTCTGCAGGATTGTTGATGTTCCTATAAAACCCGCCCGTATTCGATCCCTCTTGTCCGGAATACTTTGTCATACTATTGAAGTCAAGAGAGGCAGGCGCTTTCTCAACTACTGGTGACACCGGTTTAATATCAACACCGCTCAGTTGAGCAATTTTCTTGTCAATCTTTGCCTGCGCCTCCTCGGTTAAGAAATTGTAGGCATCCATCTGACCCTTCGATGCTGCCTTGCCCTTGGCAAGATTCTTGGTGTATTCACCTACAAGAGCAGACTGATTGGATTTGAACTTTGCAAGATCCTCCGGCAAGTCAAGATTATAAGCCGTCTTTCCCATCTCAACCGTTCCAGTCAATGCGCCTTGCTTCAATGGCGGTGGTATGTATTCTGGAACTGCTTTTTCAGTTGCATTCAAACCCATTTGGCCCAATAGATCATCAACAGAGGCGGATGCCGCCTTTGTTGTGGTAAATTCAGAATATCCTTTTGCGGATAATTGAGAGAGCGCCTTCTGTTCGACGGTTTTCTCCGCATACCCGAATTGAAACTCTGCGGGAACTTTTGACATCTGTTTTCCGGCCCATTCCTCAAAATACTTCGCCTTGGTGGATGCGGGTTGCTTTTCCCAGATATAGACGAGTTCCTCTTTTGTATACCCCGTTGTAGATTGCAGATCAATTTGATTAAGGTCGAGCCATCCTTTTTTTATCCCATCGTCAAGGAATTCCAATGCATGCGTCTCTGCCTGAGCATCGAGTCCCACAGGTTGGCGAACACCAAACTTTCCAGAAAAATATTCTGGCCATGAAATTCCCATCGCATTCTTTTCCGAAGTTGCAATATCGGTCAGGCTCATTGTAAACTTATCGCTGATGGCATATGGGTACACCTGGATAACATCAGGATCGATCTTCAATGCATAAAAATCGTCCATGGTATTGATTGAATGGTCAGGCAAACGCTCTAATTGCGACAAAGTTGTAATCTCATATTTGCTCACAGCTTTGCCTGCTGTAGATCCTGCCTTTATCTCCTCAACCATCTTGATGTCGGATGGACTGAGTAATTCAGCAGGAATCCTTGCCTTGGCAGCAACCCATTCCTCAAGAAATGGTTTCTTCAGAGAGGTATCAAGGCTTTGCCAGACCTTTGTGGCTTTACTTTTCCATGTAGAAGAAGCAAGTTCCCATTGATATTTTTTTTCTTCGTCTCCTGTAAATCCTTTCCATGGGGGCGTCTTTATCAAATCAGACAGATCGGTCATCTTTTTCTGTTCTATCAAATCCAAATCGCTCCAGAGTTTGCCATTGAGCACACCATCGTTTTTTGGCAGATCGGTTACCGCCTGCCACAATCTCTTTTCTGTTGGCCCCATCCATGCGGGTGGAGGAGAAACGCCAACGTTTGCCCATCCCTTCATGAGTGATTGTTTCACAGAGCTGTCCAACATATTCCAGAGTTCAGTTGACTGTTTTTTGAACGCTGGTCCGGAATCAATCCATTCCCATGCTGGTGTTTTCATGTATCCATCAAGGATATTCAGAATATCCTTTTGTTTGACCGTCAGATCGGCAACCAACTTCCCGGAAATAGATCCAGGCTGACCTGGTATGCCTGTCTTTTTCTTGTAGGTCTCAATCGATTCTTGTAGCCACTTGACCTGGTCTTGAACTTTCATTACTTCCAAATCGAATTTCAAGTGCTCCGCAAGCTGTTTAACCGCCTTGCCATCCGATGTGGCCAAAATATTTTTTTTCTCTGTAAGCGCTGTTGCTATTTGTTTGGCAAGACTTCCTTTTTTGTTTGGAACAAACATCGCCAGTTTCTCATAAGCACCCATCTCACCCCATCCGGGAACCTGGTTTCCAAGTTCATTGAATATTGCCGTGCCTTTCTGGCTCCCAGAGAGAAGATTGGCAATCTTCTCTTTGGCAATCTTCTCCAATTCTTTTGCCTTTTCCATGACCGCCGCTGCTTTATCTTCTCCCTGCCAATACCCGAATCCGGATAGTTTTTTCAACTCTGCGTGTGCAACAGCTTCAGCAGACCCGGGCTTAATTCCCGCAAGATAAGATTCCCAGCTGTCCTGCGTTGGCTGTTTCATTATCTGATCTTCAAGCCACGATTTCACATCTTGGGGTTTCCACGTCGAGAGGATTTTTTGATTTGCTTCTGCCCAAACTGTTTGTCCCTCTGGCATCTTGAGTAGCTTATCGATTTCCTGCAATGAAAACTTGATCTGTTTACCAAGATCACCATCGTAATATGCACGTTGTTCCCACGGAGTCAGATCATCCCAATTGGATACCTGTTTCTGCATTGCAGAAAAGACATTTGGTGCCACCTTCTTCTCTGTCTCCAGGTATATCTTGGCATTGCTATTGATCAAGTTCGCCTCCTCTTGAATGGCCTTGATCTTTCCTTCTGATCCAAGCGCTTTGAATACCGCACCCTTTACATTGCCGGGAATCGATGGTATATCATTCATTGCAATAGATTCTGCAGATCCCGGTTTGATCAAATCAATGAAGAAATCGAATTTTGTGAATAGAGCTTCTTTCTCCGCCTGCACCGCTTTGATCTTCACAAGAGGATCTGTCGCGTTGGTGATCGATCCTCTTTTGAATGCATTGACAAATGCCTGTCCTCCATCTGCCGTTGATGTAAGTGCAATCAAATCTGAATCGGCTTGCGTCTGTAATATTTTAACCTGTTCCGAAAGTTTAGAGTAGTAGGCGATTGGATCATCAATGAATTTGGTTTGGTTATATGCCTTGGAACCGATTGTACCAATCTCACTTTGCCACACAGCTATCTGGTCTGCCGCGGCATTGTCCATCTCATACTTCAAATACTGGTACTGCGCGTTCTCACCAAGTTCCACCAAATTCGGGACTGCTGCGAGTTTCTTTTTTGCAATATCTGCCAATGTGGTATTACTCGCCAGCAATTTCTCTTTCAATGGCACAGCGATCTTGTCTTGATCGAGCAGCCGGAACCCAATCTTGAAATCACCCTTGCCGAGTTCGAGCGCCTTGGTATATTGTTCAATGAAATCCTGTGCGATCTTTTTATCGATTGCAGTATTGAGAAGATCGGTCAGTTGATTGGTTGGCACCAAATTGACCGCCTCTGATTCCCATCCCATCATGGTGGGAGAACCACCAGTCTTGACTCCAACGTAATAACGAGTTGTCGAAGTCGTCTTCTGATAGTCCCCAAGATGATAGATCGGCCTTGCTTGCAATCCAGTTTCTTCAAAGACTTCCTTGATCGCAGTTGTTTGCAGATCAATAGGGCCTGGGGCATAAACCTTATCCCATGTGCCTTTGGGGAAAGTATTCTTGTATCCCCCGAATTGATTGGTCGGTGAATTGATCCAAATCTTGCCAGTCGCTTCATCGACGATAATCATTCCGGAAGAGTTTTTCAATCCCTGCGTTTCTTTCAATGCGGGTTGAAAGAAATCCCCGTACTTAAATTCGAGCTTGCCATAGTTGGCTCCTCCTCCTTTGGCACCAGCAAAGGCACCTTCGATGGGATTATACAGGCCAGGAGGTAAAGATTGACCAGGGACGAATTTTGCGACTTTTTCCGGGTCATTGATGGTCTTGAGCAGCCGCGCCTCTGCCCTGGCTGCTTTCTCTGCTTCGATTGATTGAACTGCATCCTTGTAAAACTGCGTGATCCCGCCTTTCTCTTGAAGGATCTTTCCCACTGTTGGGTCGGCGTTCTTCATCAATTCGATCTGTTGAGAAAACGCAGGCAGTGCTCCTGCTTCTGCAGCGGCAGTAACCATCAACGCTTCGAGCGCAACTTCCTTCTTTGCCAAGATGTCACCAAGGTTCGCCGCCAATTGTTTCAAGGTGAGAGGGTTGCCAGAGTTATCGATCAAATCCATCATGTCCAACTTATTCTCTGACCACATCTTCCACTTGCCTGGTCCGAGGACGCTTTTCTGGAATTCGACGGATTGAGTTTTCAGCCAATCATTGTATGTGAGGTTTGAGGGGACTGGACCATTCATCGATGCCCGTTCACCAGCCGGGATATTGTCAAGCTCTTTGATTTTGGAGGGGGGAAGTTGTGACTTGGGACCAGCCAATGCTGCCCATGATTTTGTAATCGGGATGGTTGTACTTCTGCAATTGTGGACAACAAATCCACGAGCGATATAACTTTCGTCTTCTTCAACACTAAAATTATAAAGCGTTCGGGCCTTTTTCAATCTCCATTTATTTATAACACAAATTTCATATTCGGAAAACTGGTAAAGTTCTTTATGGTTGCTCGCTATTCTGAGCACCTCTTTTTCAACACATCCAAAATTTTTATTTATTTGGTCTTCTCCAAATCTAAAAACTTGCCATCCCTCGCCTTCAATATTTTTTTGACGGATATTGTCTTTTTCTTTATCCTTATGCCAATACGATCCATCAACTCGCTTACACTTATGAGACAACAAAACAACCTTGTCCCCACTCTTCAATTCTCCTGCACTAATCCATCCTTTATCAGTCAAAATGGGATGACCAGAAGTAACAGAAATGGGCAAATGACTTCCGCGGCCTTTCAATGCAAATTTTACGACATTTGGCGTTTGAAGTGGCGTCCGAATAATTTCAGTAACATTTCTGAATCTTCCCTTATGAGTAAGAACAAAATCTCCGGTTTTTATGTTTCTGATTGCAACCCAACCTTTTGATGTGTAAATAGGAGTTTGTCCATCAATAAAACAATTAAAATGAAATGGCGGGCCTCCGGGGTATGGGAAACCATGACCGATGGGCACAAGATCAAAAGTCCAACGTTTACCATCGAGTGCTCTGCACAACTCCGTCGTTCGATCATCAAGAGTCGCAACCACTTCAAACCCATCAAGGACGTCTACATTGGCTTTGTATGTTTCCAATCTGACTGCATTCGAAACCTGGGAAACGCTCGTCCTCACCAGCGCTGTTGCTTCTCTCTTGGTAACGCTCATGACTCCTGGGGTTGTTTTGGTGCCTCTGACTCGATTGATCAAATCACCAACGGTCTCTCCCTGCACAAGTCCTATCTGAATCGCTTGAGTACCTGCAGCCATCGATGCAGAGAGCTTTGCTTTTGTATCCGCGGATTGCTTCTCCCACCACTTCCCGATGGTATTACCTTGAATCATCGTATTTTCAACAATTGCCTTGACTCCTGAAGGAGTGAGATTGATATCAAATAGATCGGCGCCAACAGAACCATTGAATGAATCAACAACATTCTTGGCTTGCAAACCCCCCATCTTTTTCAACTGGGAATCAATGTGCTTGTTAATATTGCCATAACCGGAATCAAGGATTGCGCTGATTTCCTCGTTGAGCTTTTCAAGACGTGCCGTCTTGTATTTGGTCATCGTGGGAGCGGTTGGATCATTCTTGGCGATAGCAGCGACAATCTCGTCTTGGGTACCTTGCAAAAGAGATTGCACCCGCTTGTTCAGACTTGCGGAATATTGATCAAAATATACGCCATCCTTAACAGCAGCGTTGTAAATCTTGTCGGGTATATTTTCTGGCATCGATTATTCTCCCGTATTTGGTTTTTGTTGATCCTCCGGAGGCATGTTGCCATCGCCAGGCATGAAATTGTTATTGGAAATGGGTGCCGGCTCTGGCTTGGTCGCTTCGATCTTGGTCTTCTCCTCCTCAATTGTTCTGCCAGGAGGTAGAACTTCTCCAACAGTTAATTGATACAAGAAAGTATCCAGACTGAGTGCTCCTGCCTGCCACGATTGAAGTAGTGCAGTAATCTCCTGAGGCGTGAGCTTCGCAGCGACAAAATCGCGATTCATCTTGACTTCCGCGTTGGCGGGAATCTTTAACCAATCACCCAAAAGATTGATTGCCTTCTGGATACCTTGCTCAACCGAAGTCACGATGTTGGCCAAGGTGGCAGTATCACCAGAATACCGCATCTGGACTGTCTCTGCCGCCTCTGCCGCCTTTTTCTGCTCCTCCAACATTCTGGCACCCATGACCGCCATTTGCCTCTCTAACTGCAGGAGCGCTTCTCTCACCTCTTTCAGCCCCGCTCCAGAAAACTCAAGAAACCCGCACTTGGCTTCTGGATTTTCAGAAATCCAAGCCTTCAAAGCACCAAGATAAAGTTCCGTGCCCTTTTCAAATCCTGCGGCCCATGGAGTCGGAATTGCACAATAATGTAACCCGTGGTAATAGTCAACATTCACCTGCCAGTGTTTGATATTCAGATTGGCCAGATCCATCAATGGGGGATTGGTTGGCACTGGATTATTCGACATGGCGCCAAAGAAAACAAAGGGGATGAAAGTCATCCGATCCCCTCTGATCGCTGGGAGTATATCATCACCGATTTGTGACCACATCTCTTTTCCTCTTGAATCTTGTGATTTCTGGTAGATTCTCACGACGAGCAGTCCTTCCTCTATCTGAAATAACCTGACCTGCTCAACCTCAACCAATTCCAGCGTGTTATCTGGATTCTTTTTATAAACTGCCTCTCCCAATGCGAGCATGATCAACTTCGCCTCGTCTCCAACCTGTTGTGTTTCAAAATTCAGAATTGCACCAGGCGAATACAGTGCAAAGTATGGAATGGCATCAGGGGAAACGACTTCTCCCGTTGCCGCCGGCGCCATGTCTGCCAAGATCCCATAGTACCCGAACTCGATCACGTTAAGCGTTACAAGACGTATGACCTCTTGGATCGATTCTCCAGCCAATGTGATAGACGGCAACAGATCATTGATCTTGGCTGCCACTTTGATCGATGGCTCTTTTCTCACAATGGCACCGGTCAACCCTTCGGCCGTCCTCAGAAATGCGTTGAAGAATGATCCTCGATCTTTATACGAAGTGTACTCCATGGGAGTCTGACCAGAGAGTTTTGGCAGATATAGTTCACCCGCATCTTTCACCCCATCCTCACCTTGCAAGATGGTTTGAATCTTTGTCCATTTCAGTTGCTGCGCCTTGTAATGGATCCCTTTGGTATTCGGAACAAAGTCCATTTTTATACCTCCCCTTCTCCGGCCTTGTTATCTTTCCATTTCTCTCTTGAAATCTTTCATCCCATCAATGTAAGAATATCTTGGAGACCACCCGAATTCCCGCTGCGCTTTGGAGATGTCAAATACGCAACTTACTTTTCTGTACTCAGGTATTTCCGGACGGTAAAACAAAAGGCTTCTCTTTTCTACACAAAACGCTTCGATGATCGCCAGTGCCTCTTGCTCAATCGTCAATCCGATTCCCGTTCCGATATTGTAAAGCCCCCGGGCGGCGGGATTGTCAACGGCCATTATAATCGCCCGGCAGACATCCTTCACGTAGATCATGTCTCGCCTGGTTGTTGGCGGGTCCCCCCAAATCTCAATGTCCTCCCCTTTGATCGCCCTTTGCACAAATTGGTGAAACACACAATTGTGCTTTGCATCCTGACTGCCGAACCCCCTGATGTTCGCCAGGCGCAGACTCACGCCGCGAAGGACATGCTGGCGATCATAGGCGGTTACCATATTGAGCGCAGTGATCTTGCTCGCAATGAATGGGATTGAGTTCTTGTTGCAATCCCAACTTCCTGTTCCAAAATACTGTGGAGTCTCGCTGCGCATTTTTGTTTCTGGGAAACTATGGAGCAAATTGGTATCAGAATGTGTCATAGCATAAACAAACGTCCCGATGCCGTTCCTGCGAGCAAATTCCAGCGCATTGAAAGTCCCAATGGCATTCGTCATAAAGTATTGCTCGGGTTGATGGCCATCGATCATCAATAACGCGGCAAGATGAACCACGGCGTTGATGTTCTGCCCGAATGAATTCTGGATGGGAATCCTGACATCCAGTTCTCCTTTGCCTGGCGCCAAAACCTCCCATCCAATCCCCTGCATCTCTCTCGTGAGATACTTCCCTATGAACCCCTGTCCCCCGGTTACAAGAACTTTCATCTTCACTCCTTAATCTGGTCCGGGCAGTAGGATTTGAACCTACGACCTCGTGCTCCCAAAGCACTCACGCTACCTGGCTGCGTCATGCCCGGTTTTGGTCTTGAATTATTTTCCCTTGCCTTTTTTGATCACGATCGTCTGCCCGTTGCTTCTCAATAACGTAACTGATTTCTTTGCCATCTTTCATCCTCCTATTTGACAATCCTCCCGCCGCCACCCTTCCATTTGAATTTCAATTTTTTACCCTGCGCTTTGGCCTGCTTACGTATTGCCTGTTGGAATGCATTATAGGACATTGGTTTTCCTTTTCCGCTTCCTTTCCGTCTCCCTGATCCTGGGCCTCCCATAATAACCCTCCTATCATTCCCCGGTGGTTTCGAGCAATGAATACGGCATCACATAGAAGTAACGATAATTCTCAACAAGCCATTGAGGAGTCACTTCAAGATCCATTGGTGGGGTATGATACACCTGCGTGTAATAGGTGTACTCAGATTCCTGTGCTCCAAATTGCGTCTTGAAATGATATACCCCTTGCTGACCAGGAAGTTTCGTGCCTCCCCAATTCCACCACTTCATTCCCCTTTGTGCCGCATCTCCCATTGCGGAAAATATCAACAAATTCATCGGGCATAAATGCCGATAATCCTCGACGATTGTCGGGCAGATATACTCGACCGTCTTGTTGAAATATTCAACGAGCAATGCCGCGCATCTATTGGCATTAGAATCATTTGTCAGTGCGACGTATAGTTTATAGTCATGTCCTTTCTTGAAATACTTCCGGATCACATCAAACTCTTTGTCCTTGACGGGACCATCAACTGCCGTCATTCCGATCCGATGTTGTTCTTTCAGAAACGCCCAGTCGTCAGGCCCATAAGACTCATACGCACAGCAGGTCTGCATCGACTTGATAATCTGATTCCTGGCCTTTTGATGAATCAGATTCAGCAGATCCTTTGCAAACTGATCAGGACCCGTGAAAACAGGCAACGGAGTGATCATCCCAATCCTCGTATCCGGGAACACATCTCTTTTTGCAAAGAAGGCGTCATACATTTCTTGATCTTGATTGGGAGGAGTGATGAAAGTTGAAGAAAAGCACCCTGTCCATTTTGCAATATTGTCAAATCCCTGCAACAGATACATCTCTGCCTGTGTGTCGTCTGCAAGGATTCCCGGATTGGATCCAAACCAAGGCAATGAATTCAGAACAGGTCCCAAAGGACCTTTCTTGATAAATGTCGGCAGCACCCCAACAATCTCGTCGTCCTCTATCGCCAGCAAATAATAGGGGAGCGCATCTGGACACATAACCCGAATGAAGTCCCGGAATACCAGTGACGAGTTAAAGAGTGAATGATCGTGTTTCATCAAATATGCCGAGTATGCTGCATCTTTCTCTTGCGTCAATACCTCTACTTTCATTGCACCCCCCTTTTTTTGGATAATAAGTCATTGTTTCTGTGACTAAAAGATGTTTTCCTCGGCCAGGTAATACTTTATTGTCTCTTTCAATCCCTGATCCATTGGAACGGAATGTTCAAACTTCAGCACATCTTTCGCCTTGATCACATTTGCAATATGACGGCGAACATCTCCTGGTCGTGCCGGTTGGTAATCGATCTGTCTATATTGGCACCCCATCAGTTCCCGGATTTCTTTCACAAGCCAGTTGATCGAATACTCATGGCCAGAGGCAACGTTGATTACCTCCCCTTTCAGATCCATGCGTTTACCCATCATAACTGCGGCCATGGCGGTATCTTTCACAAAGATGTAATCTCTGGTTTGTTCGCCATCTCCGTAGACTATGATCGGATCTCCGCACTTGATTCGATTGATCGTCAAAGGAATGATGCCGGCATAGGATCCTGCATTCTGTCTGGGCCCATAGTTATTGAAAGGACGAATGATCGATATGTCGCAACCAAACGTTCTCACATAGGACAGGCAGATCATATCCCCCGCAGCCTTTGATGCAGCATAGGGCGTCGATGCTTTCCATGGATGGTTCTCACACATTGGCTCATACTGCGCAGATCCATAAACCTCCGAAGAGGAGAAGTGTACCATCTTTTTGAACAGTCCCATTCTCTGCATCTCACAAAGATTCTGAACCATCGCAATATTTTGTTGTACATTTCCGTAAGGGTACTTGAGGGAATGCGGGAGAGGAACAACCGCAAGATTGTAAACCAAACCGGGCTTGAAATCGACAATGAATCTGTACAAATCTTCCCAGTTTGAGACATCGACGTCTGCCCAAATGGCAGTGGGATTGATATTCTCTGGCTTTCCAAGAAAGAAATTATCAACACAGCAGACAACATCAACCTGGTCGGCTAACAAATCGACCAGGTGACTCCCGATGAATCCCGCACCGCCTGTAACCATCACCCTCTTGATCATCCCCGATATTCCTCCCAATGATGGAATGCGCCCATTCCAAGGAATTTGGCATCATCGAAGCCACAAATGTCTTCGGGATTTTCTGCAAGTGCATCAAACGTAACCATCTCCGTATACTCGACGATCTGCCCCCCAGCGAGTTCCCCGTATGTTCGATCATGTCCTTGATTTCTGAGTAACCGCCATTCTTTTTCAGAGAACCAAAGAGCACCCGACAATGTTGTGACTGCTTGTGGGTGCTGGCGCAGATATTCCATGACCATTCTCGTTACTTCCTCATGGCTTGCTGTTGTGCCCATACCATTCCTCCTTTACCTCTAACCCATAATACCTCGGAAAAGAAATCGAATTGTTGTACAAATAATTCGACACCGCAAGACTCTCTATCCCCCCAAAGATATTTGGGTACTTGTGGCACGCGTGTGTGCCGATCCCGGTTGCGAAACCTTTCCGCTTCATATATTCCATAACCGCAGGCCGTTCTCCATTCTTACAAACGGCGACATACGACTGATAGATATGCGTACCATCATGCACAATGTCTGGTTTGATAATGATTGATTTCCTCAGGAATGGATCGTTATTGATCACATGGTCCCATTCGCTGGCAACCTTGATCCTCCAAGAGGTCAATCGATTGATTTTTTTCAACTGACTGAGCGCCAATGCCGCCGTGATGTCTGACATCTTATAGTTGTTGGCCTTGGGATGAAAAAAGAATGGCGCCATGTTCTTTCCTCTGCGGTATGTTCTTTCATCCCCAAAACATGACAAACGCCTCATACGTTCAGCCAGATCATCATCCGCCGTACATATCAACCCACCTTCTCCCGTTGTGATGCCTTTACTGGCCTGGAGGGAGAAACATCCGATATGGCCAAATGTCCCCGCCTTTTTGAATTCTGTAGTTCCTGCGGAGCTTGGCTTTCTGATATTTGTTCCCAACGCGCAGGCAGCATCTTCGATGATCTTGAGTTCATGCTCCATCGCCAATTCGACAATTGGATTCATATCACATCCCAGGCCAAAGATATGTACAGGGATAATCGCAACCGTCCTATCGGTAATTGCTCGCTCAATCAGACTGACGTCTGTGTTGTAACTTCCGATCTTAACGTCAACCAAAACGGGAGTCGCACCAACATTGGTCACGGCAATCGCAGTCGCAGGAAAAGTGAAATCGGAAAGAATCACTTCATCACCTGGTCCAATATCAAGCGCCATGAGCGCCAGAGTCAATGCCATGGTACAATTCGTCGTACTGATGACATGCTCAATATCCAGATACTTTGCCGCAGCCTCCTCAAATTCTTCAACCTTTGGGCCCTGAGCAACCCAACCAGATTGAAGTACTTCTCTGATCGCTTGAAAATCTTCCTCGTCATAATACGGTTTGATGAATGGAATCATTGCTCCTCCTTCTGTTTTATATTGTCTCGCTTCATCTCACATCCTGCGCATTCCCTCTTTATGTACGGGCATAGGTGATTGGGCAGAAAGGATTCGCAATGAGGCATCAATCCAAAAATCTTTGGAACGGTCATAATTGAATTCACGGCACTATTTCCCCTTTGACACAATGAAAAGTGCTTCTGATAATTCTTCGACAAGGGTTGCCAACAACGCGATAACCAGCCGGAATGTTCTTTGTTACAACCGTGCCGGCTCCAATCATTGCTCCTTCGCCTATCTCAACTCCTGGAAGTATTACAGAACCGGCTCCTATGCTCGCCTTTGTCTTGATCAGGATCGGTCGCCAATTCTCTTTACCGCTTGGCGGATAGCGATCATTGGTAAAAATTGTTCCAGGGCCCACGAACACATCATCCTCAATTGTGACTCCCTCGGGGATGAAACAATGCGCCCCGATTCTGCAACGTTTGCCAATAACAACTCCAGGGCCTATCTCTGCGAAGGCCCCAATGTTGCACTCCTCTCCAATTATGCAATTCCCATATATGTTGGTCAAGTGTGGGTGCCATATCTTGACCGTCGGGTGAATAGTCGGCATGCTTTCCCCCTTCTCTGATTCATTATAGATCACGTTTTCAGAAGTCGTATATTTCTCTTGGCGCTAACCCTCCATGCATGTATCTGTCCTGTGTCTGAATCAGATCAATCAAATACAAATACCTTTTCAGAATGGTCTTGGTCGAGAAGGTGCGAATTGCAAAATCTCTGCTATCCCTGCCGATCATCTCCCACATCTTGGGAGAACTACATAACGCCTCCAGTTTTTCTTTCAATGTTGACTTTGTCACAATCACGGTGGGGTTGTCGGGATACAAAGACATCACCCAGGGATCCAAACAACCGATGATTGCATGCCCCAAGTACATCGATTCAATCCCGCTGATCCCCCATCCCCCGTGCAGCGATGTGAAAGTGCAATTGTGCTCTCTCTTTCTCTCCAGGCAGACCTTGTTGGAAACCTGCGATATAAACTCCAACTCGATCAAGCACCCTTTGGCTTTCAGCTGCTGAACAATCTCATGCAGAACTTCATATCCCTTGAGTGGCGATCCTGCCGACCCTGCGCAAATCCTCAGAACGGTGCTGAAACCATCCCACATATTGTGCATTGGAATATCTGCCGGCTCCATATCTCCATACTTCGTGAAATAAGATCCGAGGTGATAGAATGAATTGGGAAGATGGCCAGTGATTGTCCAATCTGTCCCGGTGATGGCGGCGAGTCCTGTTTGTTCGTGGAACGCATTGACCTTTTGCCAGTTCTCTCTCAATTCAGATCCGTAATACTTCACGCAGCAGTTGTTGATGTTGAGGATCTCGTTGAAATCGATCCCGGGCCAATTGAAGATTGATCTCCCGAAGTGAAAAAAGTCGGCGGTCTTGCAAAACTCTGCCGCCTCCTCCTTTGCCTCTGGGGTATTCAGAATGATGTCCTTGTCATACTGGAAATGATCATCCCGTGCAATGATGCATCTCGCCTGGTGATTGGTATACTTATTGATCGCTCTCCATAGTGCTGTTGGTTGACCCCCTATATTGAAGTCACTGATGATTGCAATTTTCATTTTCATCCTCCGTATTCAGATCGAGCACTCCTTGAATGAAAGGATGGGGTTTCTTCGCGGCTAATAGCGGCAGATTCTGGCGTACGCAATGTCCGCCTATGATCCCTACCGGAGCGTCAAGATTATATCGCACAAGGTTGCGATTCTTGTGAACCTTCTGCACCAGGAAATTGTAATCATAGTTGTAGCGCTTGACAAGATCGAAATTGAACCCCAACTCGTCAGCCATTTCCTTGCAATACCGCGCCCATTCGATATTGATCCCATAAATGGCAGTGGAGGCAAGCTTCAAGAACTCCGTTATCTCAGGATCTTTGACGGCATGTATAGATAACCCGGCGTCCCGAAAGAATTGAGAAACAACTCCATCAGGATCATGTCCGGCAATCCATCTGGTATGCACCCTTATCGATACTGCCATGTTGTCATGTTTTCCTTCAATGGGAGAATGAAGTGCCCCCACCAACCTACAAGTGCCGATGGGGACTGTAGAGAAGACAACGATTGCTTTGGGAAGGTGAGTCAAAGAATATTTCTTGACAATTTCAGCAAAATTCTTTGAATACGGAATAGCCACCAACATGAGGTCATAAAGCTCTGGTGGTGCAATCATCCCATATTGAGGATCTTCAATGTAAATTTCATGTTGTTCTTGGATCGCTCCAAAAACCCCTTTCCCAACCTCTCCGTAACCGATCAATACAGCTTTCACCATTCACCTCCTGGATGCTATTTCTTTTTCTGGTCAGGACCAGGTGCCGGGGGCGCTGGTGATTCGGTCGTTGGTTCATCCCACATGAAAGGCAGCGAAGAAATGAGGAGCCCGAAGTCGGGATCGTCAGCCAGATGTTCCACTTTGTCAAGCTCGAAAGTCATAATCTCCAGCTCGTTCTCCAATTCCATGATCTCCTCAATGTCGCGATTGAACTGAACCATGTTCTTGGCGGCGATCATTTCCTTCTGCGTGCCCATGGGATTCTTTTTGATCCAGGCGTCGAATTTCGGAGCCAAGGAAGTCTGTGCGTCTTTCATCTCGTCAAACATATCCTTGGGGATCATTTGAATGTCCTTGGCCCGGTCGGAGTATCTGTTGTATGCTGCCGCCAGTTCCGGGTGCTTGTCGGTGATGTTGGACAACTCACCAAAGATGGCGGTAAGGAATTCGTCGATCTTTTCTTTGCGGACGGCCGCGACGTCTCCGTAAAGCTCGATCAACTTCTTGCGTTCTCGGTCATAGTGGTTGCTTGCGGATTCGACGTGGTCCTTGTTCCAACCGATCCAATAACGGATGGTGGCTGAAATCCCCGTGACCTTGGCCTCCTCAACGAACTTCGTGAGGATCTTTACCGCCGACAGAATCTTCTTGTTGCTCAACGTGACTTTCTTTTTCATCTCTTTTCCTCCTTTGAATTTGTTTGTCCGCTTTCACATGCAAAAGTGCGCTTGGAGAGGTACACCCTGGCCAAATCGCACAATTGCTTCCTACTTTGATGATATGTGACGTCAATGAATTGTCACCCCTGTTTTCTGGGTCGCAAGGGCAGGATTCTCTGGTTCCATAATCTCACCAGTTGAAGCGACTTCGTAATGCTTCTTTTTGTCCAGTTTGTATTTCTCTTGAACGATAGTTACAAAGCTCTGACTGGTCCAAGCCATCAAGCGCCCGAGCGCTTGAAAAATTGGGGTGACCAATTTCAGGTCATTCAGAAGCATCACATCCTCTGGCGTGAGGAATTTGCCTGTCCCGATGTATCTAATCTCGTCAGCCATCACTTTCCCTTCCTCTCTTTTTCTAACTGATCATAGACCATCTTCTCGGCTGCCCTCAGTGCCGGCTGTTCATTCTGAACGATCCTCTTTTCCAGAGGTTGATATACAGGACCGAATGACACGGAAGCCAAAACCAAAAGGACAATCGCAATCGCCGTAATCACCAACAACGCAAGAAACTCCGTCACCTTCATAACCTCTCCTTCATATCATACACTTTGTTTTCGATCACAATCCCACCCAACCGCGTAGAGTCTTTCAGCCTCTTGCCAATGATTATATCTTGTGCGTAAAAAATGCCAGCGATAAATCCGAGGATAAATATGATCAACGACCAAAAGGCGATCTTGTATCTGTCGCCGATGCCGACGCATTGTTTCAACTCCCCAATCTGATATGAATGTTCCTCAGCCATGCTACACCTCATTGATCTTTCTTGCGAGTGTGATAACCCTATCTGCCTGGCGTCCTCCGTTGGGGTCACCGATAGGCCATCCCTTGTACAGGATGATTGCTTTTCTATAGTCCCCCTTTGTGATCGCCAGTTTCTCCAGAAAGATTCGAGCGCCGATAATGCAATTGGCGTCTTCATAGTGCACCTTTTGAGGTATTTGCATTAACCCTTGATAGTTCTTGCTCGATACGGCGCTTCTGTTGAACGAGGATTCCGAATACATCAAAGAGAGCAGAAACGACTCCGACAGCTTTGTCTGTCTGCTCGCTATTCGAATCGCTTCTGCGATCTTCCCCCCCGGATCTCCTATCCCCGCTTTGATTGCCGCTTCCCTCAACAAATCTGATTTCTCCATCTGGGACTGATTTGACATCACTGGCTGGACCATCGACGTCAAGCCGACCTGTTGGTAAAGGACCACCAACATAACCACCGCTATCAACGCGCCTTGTAGCACCTTCATCTTTTTTCTCCTCCTTGCGGTTAAGCACGCGCCCGATATTGAGCACGCTCTTGTTGCCACAGATTGGACAAATGGGATAATGGATATAAATAATGTTTTGTGGTTCTATGAATGAAAAAACTTCGTCGCAATCTGGGCATAAATAGGTATCGTTGCTCTTCATGACTCACCTCTTGGAATCATCATAGGTGACCATTGGATCCATTACAGCATTTCTTTCGGAATGCTTATCTTTTGTCCAATGCCACCGAACCTGTATCCGAACAGGTCACTATATCTATTCAGCACCCAGGTCAGATAGAATATGTCCTTGGGTCTGATTCCTTTCCCTTTCAGGATATCCTCATACATCCGATTGTAACAATCTTGCATATCAACCTGCATGATGTCATAGCACCAGAGAGCACCATTGGGAGGCGCTCCGATTTCATCATACATGCCATGAATCTCTCTGACCTGCTTGCCCTCGGGAATGACCTCCCCTTCAAATGCGGCGCCAAGTTGTATTGCCAGATCGATGTAGTGAATAAAAAATTCGTAGATGTTACCGCCTGCTTTCCTTGGATCCCCTTTCCAAGATTGGAAAAATGTGTCGTTCCTTGCCATCACTGCCTTAACCAAATTGGCACGCTTTGGCAACTCCCGCATCCAACGAAGTTGCAGCACAACATTGATTCGATCATCATCAATCAATTGTTCCCATGGCAGACAAAGAGGCTTTTCACAAATGATCTGTGGAATCTCTGTATTCAGAACCATCTTGATCTGTGATCTGTGCAAATATGTGGGAGAGCAGATCACAACGTAATCAACATTCCTGATTGTCAATAGGTTTGGCAGGCGGGAAAGCAACAATACGTCAGATGGCACGGTAGCACTTAACATCGACTTGGCGTCAGAGAACAAAGGATCATAAATCCACTTCAGTTCTCCCCCGACATGATTAATTGCCTCTTTATGTCTGGCAGAGATTGCGCCGTTGCCGATCATTCCAAATCTGGTCATATACCCCTACTTTTCAATGTAGCCAATCAACTCACAAGGCTGATTACATTCGGAGCAGATGTAATAGTCATCTCCGGATCCATCTGCATTTTCATTTCCAACAACTGCAACTGCCTCACAGCATTCGCTGATGAACTTGACCTTTGGAGGCAAAAGGTGCTTATGACCGTTTGTCATCTCTTTCATCGACCGTCTCCTTTTCACAACAATTATAGCTCACCATTCCAATTTGTAACAAAATATTTTATACTCCCCTTGTAACAACCATGCCTTGGTCGACCTTTCTGACCGGGAACTTTTTCCAAATGTAATAACCAACTCCGTCTGACAAATGAGAGAGCTCTGGATTGATCTTTTTGTCAATCTCCCCAGATCCTCCCTTGACGCATTGAACACCTTCAAAATCCTTTACCATGTGGGGGGCTTTCTGAGGATCGATCATCATACGAACCTTTCCCCCCATGGTCCTCAGACGCGAATTTACGGTGTTTACCCTATCTCTTTCGGAAGGATTGGCAGGCGGCACCTCGAAGGATACTCTATCGCCAAAGTGGTTGCGTAAGATTTTCTTTACAAGATCCCAGTCAGATCCAAAAGTCGCAGAAGTCTTGCTCGCGCCACCGGTCGCATCACCATAACAAATGATCAATCCTTGATGATCACCCCAGTCCTTAATCAATCGATTGCAGACCAAAGGAGTATTGGAATTCCGTGGGATGAAGACTTCCCCTATAACCCCGGTTACAGTTTCGCCAATTAACACCGCGCCGGTTTTCAAATCACTCACTTGTTTTTCTTGTAGAACACCAGCGGTGCCGGGTGCGACGTTGAAGTCGAAGGTGAATATCAATGGTTGCTTTGGATCGTATGAGATTCTTGCATTGTGTGTCTGCTCAAGATATGGGTAATACGTACGACCTTCAAAATTGATGAATGATGCTTCGTATTCTTGTTGGTAGGTCAGTTCATCCAAGTCTTCCTTAGCCGCTTGTATTTCTGATTCCGGCAGGATGTCAGCACTGATCCACCAGAAATATCCCCACTCTCCAGATTTGTTTTCTTGTGCTTCCTTCGCCAGATCATAATAGTGGTTGCGTCCTTCTGGAACTCCAATCAGATCACACCACCCTTTTCTATCTGATAACGCAGGACGAACATTCTTGCCCCAGGCATCTTTTTTCATATTGCCGAATTCATCAAGGATCCCTCCGTCCCAGCCGGTTCCTTCGATTCTCTCCGGTTTGTCCATCCCCAATACATGAATGGTTGATCCATTAACTCCGTAAATCACAAGTTCTGATTCAGAAGGGGGCTTGATTTGGAACCACCTCGGGGTGAGTCTTTTCAAGTCATCCCAGTAAATACGTTTCGCCTGATCCCTTGTTGGTGCGGCTGCGAAGAATCTGGGGTCCTCAAACCGAGTCCCTTTCATCGCCTTCTTGACCAACTTACGTTTGGCCAATTCTGTTTTACCAGATCGCCTACCTGCAGGGTTTACATTGAAACGAGCTGGGTGATGCCATAAACGCAATTGCTCTGGATGATCTCTCAAAAGAGTCCATCTCGTTGTGAGGCAATCAGGAGTATCACGCTCTGGTTGTCTGTATATTTTCATCGCTTCCAATTCTTTCCAAAACTATCCAAGTACCTATGAGCATTTTCCAGTGCGATTCTTTCTTGCAGCATATATTCTTGACCCCACGTACCAGATATTGCGCTTCATGACCCGATGGTATACCCTGTATTCCCCTGGCAACTTCTCATAACCCTGCAGCCGATTGGACCATGTCATCCAAAGGTCCCATTCGCCATAATCATCACCGCAGAGCGCAGAGAGTCCCCATGCCTTTGATGGAGATGTTGAGAAAGCAACATATGGAGGCCTCCAAAGTCCATCCCGGGATTTCTTTCCAGGGCACAATCCATATTTCCTTATTCCCTTGCGCCTTGTTGCAAGAGACCAATGAAACAGCAAAAAAGGTTGTGCCATTAGTTTGCCCTCTCAGTCCACTTTGTAAAAATCCTTCGCAGCGCATAAGAACGGACCAAAGAAACAACGGTCAATGCAACACTGAGTTCGACATTGTGCTGTAAGGATACCTGGACATCAATCGCCTTGAGGAAATAGATTTGTGCGAGTAGCGCTATTGCGTAACCAACAATGATATTTGTAACGGATTCAATCAATGAGTGTCTCTTAGTTTGCACCTGTGCCTCCTGTACATTCATTCATCTGACCAACCGCCCTTTGTATCTTCTTTGCAATCTCCATCGGATCAATCTGGGTGTTGTTATTCTCCCAAAACATGCCAAGGTGTTTTCCAAGATCAACCAGGCATGCTCTCTTATCAGAAGACGACGGTGTCTTGAACTCCAGATCAATTCCTCCAAACTGTTTAGGTATAACCTTGATCGCTGAAATGATTGCTGTTTGCTCTCTGGTGAGTTCGCCGAATGGCTTCAATTGGAAGGTGTGTCCATCCCATGTTGAGATGTCCCGAATGTTACAAAAAGCAAGTAGAGCCAGCTCCTTCAGCACCATATCTTGACTTATTTCAACCCTTTGTGACCGTGATGCTTCTGCATCAGCTATCATCTTTTGGATCTTTGGTTGGTTTAATAGCTTGATGGCATTAACTCCATCGGATTGATCATTCCCATTTCCGTAACCAGCTCTCTGATATGCTCTGGTTGCATTGAGGTCTACCAAATACTCTTCCACAAATCTCTTTGATAGTTTGTATTTCCTATGGGAACGTTCATCGATGACGTTACATGGCCCTTTGGGTCTCCCCCTCTTTTTCTTTTCGACAGGACGATAAATTTTCATGTCCTGATTTATAGTCTGTTTACTGTTTCAGAAAAAGATATTTTATCTGTTTGTGATCAATTTATGGTAAATCTCTCTTGCAATTCCTGCATCGTATAGGGCATTGTGTTGCTTGGATTCATCTATTGGTATTTTCAGATATTCGGCAACAGTGCCCAATTTGAAGTTACGTAACTCTTTTCTTTCTTCCATTGCGTAGAATGCTGCAACGTTCATCATACAAATCCAGGGGTGCCAGAACCAGCTCCCGAAGTAGTCGTCGTCGTTTCTTTCAAACCACCTACGGAGGAACGCCTGATCGAATTCAGCCCCGAAGTTGACGGCGGTGAACTTATCTTTCTTATCGTATTTGTCTACGTATTTACTCAACAACTCGATGAACTTGTCGTAGGTTTCTCCTGGGTCTGGGAGTTTTCCGAGTTTCTCCAGAGTGATCCCAGTCTTCTCCATACATTGATCTTGGAACAGATTTTGTTCGAATATATCACACTCGAACAGGAATTCCTCTGATCTTTTCCCGCACTCAATGATCCCGCCAATCTGCCAGATCCCACATTTATCGGTATCAATCCCTGTCGTCTCGGTATCCAAAAAAATCAATTTCAGCATTTGTTACTCCTCCCTCTTTCATTCCTATATTGATACCCGATCCAATGTTGTGATGATGATTCTGCAATTGTCACAAAGGTGGTAGTAATCGGGAGTCCCACCGAGTCCCTTGAAGACCTCTGATTTGAAGACCCTTTCACATCTCAAACAAATGACCTCTACATAATTCTTTTCTTTTTTCTTGTATCCTTCCGCTCTCTTGATAACCGGTCGGCCAAGCGTGGCGCTGGTCTCGCCGCCGAATTTCCTCCTACAAATTATACACCAGTCAGGATGTTCTGCTTTGGCATGAAAACACGTGATTGATTTTGTCGTATTGCATTTGGTGCAACGCTTCTTTCGTCCGTAAAAACTGATGCGAAGGATATTTCTGCGGATGGTATAAATATCCGCGATCTTCATTTGTAAGATGTCTGCAATATCTTGATCTGTTTTTTCCTCCGCAACCAACAATCTTACGGAATCAAGCACCTCTTGCGATACGTCTTTTCGTTGTAGGGGCATTAGCCGGATCTCCCTTGGCAAGTTCAGCATGAGATTTGTTGCCATCATGTGTAATATAATAGGCCCTGTCGGCAATTTCTATCAATTCGTCCTCATGTGTAATGACAATAAGTTGGAAGTCCAATTTGTGACTGATCTCTTTCAGAATCTGTCCAGCCAATGTAACAAGCTTTCCAAGATTTTTCATTGGCTCGTCCAGCACGATGACATTTCTTGATCTTGGTTTCTCCAAACTCCATAGAACCACTCTAAGCGCGAAAGATATGATGTCGACGATCCCACCTCCCATATCTTCGGCGGGATCAAATACTCTATTCCTGCCATTGACCACCTCTCTGATCTCTGGCTGGCACTCCATTTTATTTCTCTTGCGCTCGAATTCAAGAACAAATTGAAACGGCCGATCAAATACAGATCGGATCGCCATGGTTACGAGATTCTCGACCTTCTCCTTGAATCTCTTCTGAGTGATCGTTGCAACCTCGGTCAAGATCCATCGGGCTTTGATTTTCTTCTCAACAAGTTCTTTCTCTGCGAGGATCTGTCCAACGGTCTGATCGATCTTCTCTTCCAGTAACCGATGGCGTGCCTTGGCCTCAGCAAACCCTTGGGTGATTTCTGTGATCGTCATCTGTGCGTATGGCATTTTATTATCCTTTGTAGCCGGCGAGTTTCTCTTGTGCGATCTTGAGTAACTCCTCTCGCCTCTCTTGTTTGGCCTCAATATCCATGCCCAGCCCTTCCAGTTTATCATACGCTTCATCAAGAGTCTTGACGGAAAAATCTTTCTTGATCCGCTCCAAGATCGAATTCCGTTCCCCCTCTTTTACCGCGACATCCCTTTTCAGATCCTCAATTTTCTTTTTGAGTTCTGTCAAGGTCGTCTGTTCATCTTGCTTGGCCATTCTGTCCTCCTATTTCCATTTGTTGATGATTCTCGCCGGTTTCTTTCCATTCTTCTCCAACCGGGTCATCGTTGCATTCAGGTCTTTTTCATCGCGAACATATGCGAGTTCTTTGTTGCGTGAATCCAGGATCACTTTGTAAGGCACTTTCTTCCTGCTCACAACCCCTCCCTTTTCGTGCCGATATACCTGGCAAGCACATCCATCACGGATTTGTCGACATTGTTTTCTTTTGTGAATTTGAGAAGATTTTCAACAAAGGAGACGCCAAGGTTTTCATCCTTGCCGGATTTGATCGAGTCAACAAATTCATCCAGCAAGCCCTCTGCCTCTGTCTTGCGTTCGATATGATCACGAGAGAGAATCTTGGTTGCCTCGGTATGGGGGATCTCAATATACCGACTTTTCTTTCTGTCATCGGTATCGAGCAGATATACAGACGGTTTATGTTGGAGGTTATATTCCGTTGCCTCTTTTCTCAACATCGGGCCGACATTGATCAACTGCCGATGCGTCTTTGGATCATATACATCAAAAGTCCGATGAATGTCCCCAACCAAAATGAAATCATACCCAGGGTGATCATACAAATATTTGTCGGCGGCAGTAAATTGATGACCAGGCCAAAGAGCGGCGTCAGATATACCCGCATGGATAATCCCCACGGTAAAGCACGAACGCTCAATCTGCGCCAGTTCTTGCCCGAAATTCGCGCCAAATAGATCAATGCCTTGGACTCGGATTGGCTTTTCAGGATTCAATGCGATAACCAAACCCACCTTTTCCAAGATACCCAGCGTTGTTCGCTCTCTGGTTTCATCGGAATACATGTAGTCATCATGCTGCCCCCGCACTCCATAAATCTTGACTCCGTATTTCTTGAGCAGATCAATCACCACGGGAAGGAGCATCCAGCTGCGGGGCTTGTTGAACATATCACCAGCCTGCAAGATCGCCGCATCCTCTTTTCGTGCCAAGCCCAAAATGAATTCAAACTTAGCGAACTGAACATCAACCAAATTATCCAATCTTGCTTCTGGATTCTCGGTCAACAAATGCATATCGCTCACGGCAATGAATTTCACAGTACTGCTCCGATCTCTTTCAGATGTTTGGTGTTAATATCTGCAAAACATGTCGGGCATTTCTTGACATCCCGAAGAACATCCATGTAACGCTCTTTTGCTTTTTTCAAATCCTCAACAAAATCCTCTCGCTCTTGATCTGTACACTCATATTGCATCAATTGTGTTTGTAGGTGTTTGAACACCAAAACATCTTCGTCCAATTTCTCTGCCTTGACAACGTATCTCTCGGCCTTGATCGCCTCTGTCCAAACCTCATATTGAGCGCGATAGACCTCATACTCCTCAATCAATCGTTTGAGCAAATCTCTCTTGTCGGTATTGAATTCAGACAGAGCAAGATCCCGATCAATAACCAGCAGGTCGTCCAATCTGAATTGTGAGTCAATGATTCCATCCGTCAGTTTGTTATGCTCCGAAATCAGATCGGCAAGCGTTCGCCATTCATCGATGTCTTGTTGTAGTTTTTCTGCCTTCTTAACGTATCGCTCTGCTACCATGAACTCGTCCAACTTCTCGCTCTCTCTTGTCGCATCCTCAAATTGGATAAGTGCATTGTCCAGGTCGTTCCTTTGTATCAACATCCTGGCGATTATTCCAACGATCGTCTGCAATTCGACGATCGCCTTTTCTGTCTCCTCAATATCTTTGTAAACATCAATCTCTTGAAGGAGTGACTTCGCCTCTGCCTCCATACGGACAATATCTCTATTGGTTGCATTGATCTCATTGGTTAACTCGGAAACCCAATCATCGACCTCCTCCAATCTTGTGATGCGGTTGATCGTCTTTGCAATCTCCCCGCCTGACGATGATACCAGAAATGGAGGATCGAATTGGCGCTGGATATTCAATTCGGAGATATTGAGCACCGCTTGTACCTGGTCAGGCACCTGGTCCTTGGGAGAAGAAAACTCTGTACCACCAATTTGGTACTGGGTTGCCGTTACAACTTTTTCTCCCTCTTTGTTGACCCTAATTGATTTGATTACGGAGATGTCCTCTTGACCATCAATCCCGATTGTTATCTTTGTCTGTCCTTTCTCACCAACGAAGTCAGAAAAGAACTTGCCACCCAGAGGACGGTTATAAATCAGCAATCGCATAGCCCTCGCAAGCGCAGTCTTTCCCGCCTGGCTGAGTCCGAAGATAACGTTGACGCCACGATCGAAGTCAATCCTGGTTTTCTCGTGGCTCTGAAAATTTTCAAGTTGTAGGAATCGGAACATTGTTTTTCACCAATACCTGTAGGGCTTTCCCATGATTCTTTTTGTTGGAGTAGTAATATCGATGAAACTCCTCCAGCGCATAAACGCTCTTCAGATGATACGTATAGGACCTTGTCTTTCCGTTGTCGTCCTTGATGATCACCGACACATCGATGATCCCCTCCGGTTGTTTTACAAGCGCTTCAAGTAATAGTCTCATGTCGGAATTATAGGTCACCTTTCTGAATTTAGTCGGACAAAATACCACAGGGCGGTTGAGCCCACTCAAAAAAAGTTTTCAAAGACATCAAGATCACGGGGTCGCCATTCAGATTCAAAAAGATAATCTTATCAGGGTTGATCTTGCCAAGGTATTTGTCTCTGCTGAAATAATATGACCTTCGTATGCAAATGCATGGGCGCCGGTTATTCCTGCGAAAGATCAAAATTGGAATCCTGGAGCTCTCGTCTGCATCCCTTACACATTGTTTCCACATCATCGACAGCACGGGATTTGTCTGGCGGGAATCAATCAGATCCAGAAGGTCCCATAGGACAACCGCAGTTTTGTCCTTCCACCCAATGATCACTCGTTCCTCTGGTTTCTTTGTTTCCTCGCCTTTCTTGACCTTTGCGTAGATGGGAATCTTGATCACATCACCATCTGCATCTTTGACCTTGTTCTTTGGGGCGTATCCGGTCTTTACTTCAATGCTCCATATCTTGATCAATGGTTCCCCGATCGCGTCGTTGAACGTCAAATCCCCCGCTTGATTGGCAGTGTCTTGCCCTTTCTTTCTCCTCTGCGTAAATCTGCCACCCGAGCAATCAGAGCGACCAAAAACATCATCTCTCTTCTTGTCAGTGAACCAAAGAGACAATGCCTTTGCAATTTCATTTTCAAAACTACCACCTTTACTCATTATACTTCCTCATATTTCCTCCTGAACATGCAGATCAAACTTGTTACGGTACGCTATCTCTTTTTTGATGTTAGCGTATAGCGTTGGTTCTCTCGTCATAAACCAATCCTCACCAGTAATCCAAGTCAGATAAGAATCGGGGACGTCTTCGATGTCAATCCCTCTGTATTTTCCGAACGGGATTTGTCCCAGACTTTCCGCCATTCTCGCCACCTCCAAAGAATATTTTTTCCCACTTATAAGCCTCCTCGTCTTTCAATAGCGATCGGAATCCATATTGCCCAAAGATCGCCCTGAAATTATCGGCCGTGATAGCATCGTCATACAATCCAAAAATCTTGATCGGCTTCCGTCCGTTGGGATACGGGAGAGCAACCAACGGCATATTTCTGTTTATGGTGTCCTTGCCCTCTTTCGACATGATCTTGTCCATTATCTTTCCCGGGCGGAGCTCTCCTGCGAGATACTTGGACGCCAGAGTAAGCCCCACACCTCCCAGCCCTTCAACATCGTCGGTCTCGCAACCAGCAATCGCCTTGACGTGTGCCCATTTGATGGGTTCCAGATTGAACCACCTCTTACGGAATTCTGCTTCGTCAATGATCTTTTGGAAATTGAAGATACGTATGGGGCAATAACGATCTTGTTTCAACAACTGCAGCAGATCATTGTCGGTCGAACAGATGATTGTGTCATCAGGCAATCGCCAGGCAATGTGAGCAATCAGATCATCGGCCTCGTACCCGCTCTGGTGATAGATGTTGCGGAATCCCATCATTGGCAACAGAACTTCTCTGACCTCGTCAAACTGCCGAAAGGCATCCTCCATATCAATCTGTTGCTCTGCGGTGAGACCTTTTCTGCGATTGGATTTGTACGGAGGATATTCAAGCTTGCGATAGGAATTCTTGCTGTCCCAGCAAAAGATAAAACGGTTGGAATCAAATTTGGTTGCAAGCGTCAACATCTGCTTTGCAAATCCGTAGACAACACCGACTTTTTTTTGATCTTGGGAGAGGTCACCCATGACCCAGAGCGCTTTATAGCAAAGGCAATTGCAGTCAATGATCAACCTGACCATGGGATCTCCTTAATATTTGCTGATCCTATTTGGACGCATATTGTCTTCGATCTCGTTCCACCATCGCTCGACTCTCGCAGAGAGTTCATCCTGCAAGTTGTGGTCTTCGATATGTTTAATCAGATCGGCACGGCTGTATTTGATACCGTCCCAGTCCAACTGTGGGACCTTGGGCCTGTAAAGATATGCCAGACTGGATCCGATATCATCAACGCCATAGTCGAACAGCACGATGAACTCTGCTTCCCGGAACGGCTTGGACACCTTGCTCCTTTTCATCTTGGCGAGAACTCTGATTCCATAAACCCGTTCCTCACCTCTGAATGTCTTCTTGAGTTTCTCGACCTCTGCAAGCCAACAAACTTGATGCGTATAGAAATCCAAAGACTTGCCGCCGGCGCGATTGTATTTCTCCCCGAACGTAACTCCGATCTTCATCCGGATTTGGGAAATGATCACGATGGTCACGTCTTTCCCGGTGATCATCGAGCACATGTTGGAGAAGAAGCTTTTGCTCAGGTAGGCGGCTTTCTCTGTCCCATATGTCCCATCTTCCTCTTTGTCCTTCTCTGCCGCCTTTTCAAAGCGCTCCAATCCCTCCTGAGATGTCAGGGCATCGAGTGAGTCCGTTATGTACAACAAGAGTTCCCCAGGCTTGTTCGCCAGAACCTCTCTCGCAACATTTCTGCCCCATGCCTGAACCGTCGCAGACGAAATCCATTCAACGGCATCAACGAATGCTTTCCCATACATCTTATCAATCGGGAAATCCATGACGCCCTCGGTATTGTCGTAAACGATTCGGATCTTTTTCACAGGAGGAAAGTTGATTGATCTATTGCCCATCATCTTGTAAAAGACAAATGCCGCCAGTTCCAGAGAGAGAAGTGTTTTCCCACTCGATCCATCACCAACAAGATTGATGATCCTACCACGTGCCCAACCACCATTCTTTGCCTTGCCAGAGGCAGCACAATTCAATACCGCACAGCTGGAATTGAGAAACTCAACCGGAGTGCTGTCGGTTGATTTGGATGCCTCTTTGATCATCTCCACCGCCACCGAAAGATCGTCCTTCGGTGCTTCAGAGACTGCCGCCGATCTATCAATCTTCATTTTCATCTCCGTTTATTTGGTCGGGGATGCAGTTTGAGCACAGGATTTCATGTCGTTCCCCGAAGGAATAGGGAACAATGGGTCCGTCGTCTCCGGTTTTATGTACGGTGTATTAGCATCTCGGTGCCCATTGCCCCATTCCGTTACTTCCGTTTCGCCTTCTCAATGGCATCTGCTTCCTTTGCGCAATCTTTCCAGACCACGCATTTGTCGCATTCTTTCAGATCATCGATGTCGACGCCGAAGTTCTTTCCCGCCGGACAACGGTTCCCAACGCTCTCTGGGACGTCTTTTTCCTCACCCCGCCTTGATCTACCGGACTCTTCCTGCGCCGGCTCTGCGTCGCGTCTCGACCGCGTGCTCTCTGCCGGAGAAGGCGGATCCGGTTCCGGTGTGCGCCTGGTCCTACCAGAGGGAGCCGGATCGACAACACGTACTCTCTCGGGTTCAGGTGGCGGTGGGGGATCTCTCCGTTCTCCTATCTGTGTCTCCGGAGTGGCGGTAACATTCTCGCCACCAAATGGCACACCCCAGAAATCCCGGTACACGTCTTCGTAGGTAGGCCAGGCAACCAGATCATCGAGCACATGAGCTGCATCTGCAATCACATCACTGATTTTGTAATCCCGATCCTCGAAGCGGATGCCGATGAACTTGGTATTTTCCTTCTGCCCCTCACGTTTGAAAGCGACAGACTTTCCGTCGTCCAGATCCATGAACGGGATGAATGGTTCGACGCCGGCGGACTGACCACCACGGATCGGTTTCTTGGCCAATGCGAGCAGGTACTGCTGGAGGAGATAATTGCTCGTGTGCCAAATCTGCACGCCCTTGGACTGCTCGTCGGCATTATCATAGCAGACGATGTTGTAGATCGATCGGGGATAGCGGCTCGGCGTCAACTCTTTGATTCTCGCTTCATCCTCTCCCTTCTTGATCAACCGGCGCCGCTCTTCGCAGATCGGACAGGGCTGCTTGAAGGTCTCTGACAAACAGATGATCATCCCCTCCTGCTGACCGACATTGTTGTGAACGAACAGCTCCAGAACGTAGCTCTCGGATCCCGGAGCAATCGGATCATTCTCCCCCGCCGTATAGGGAATGATATCAATGATATGCTCACCCTCTTTGCATGACCAGAAATTCACGCCACGCAGATCGGACCGAAAAAGAGAGCCACCACCTTTTTTGCGATTGTAATCGCCCTCCAACCTCTTCATCAATTCTTCCTTGGCACTTCTCCTGCTTGGTCTTGGCATTGTTATTCCTCCTTCTTTGGTTTCTTGGCGTCAAAATAACTCCGGAATATTCCATAGGACCACAACCTGACCACGATGTATCCAAGGAATATAACGGCAAGCACAGCCGCTATGATTTTCAGCGCTTCCATGGTATCACCCTCTCGCGATTTTCTTGCGTTGCAGCCCCTCTCTCAATCCCACGTCAACATCTTTCAGTGAGTCCGATCGATTGATACTTGACGCCATAAAGAAGCCACGATCACGATCTACACAAAGACGTTCCAGGGATTTCCCTTTTTCGACCATCGACCACTTGCCACCATCGATGATGTCGTACTTCTCCTCTGCATCAATCAATTCTTGGGAGACTCTGGCGTATTCCGGATTGGTCCTCACCTCCGATTCAAGATCGGCCCCGGTCGGTTTTCTCCCCACCTGCTCGAATTTCTCCTTGGCTTCTTTGTACAACTTCGCCTTGAGTATCTTTCTGCGAAGGTAAATCTGTTTCTGTTGTTTGGATGCTGTCGCCGCAAGCCCAACCCATTGGTTATACAGGGCTGCCTGTCGGAGAACTTCGCCATCCAGATCATTCTCATTGATGTCAAAATCATTCTGCGCCATGATTAACCTCCTTGGATCAATTATATGTCACGATGGGGAATCACATCCATTTTCTTTCAATGAGCAGCCATGTAACAAGCATACGTGAACCCTGCCTTTCCCGATTGAATGAAGGAGTCCAGAAAACCCTCCATGATGATCGCAGCGTCTTTATTTCCAGAATTCAGAAGCACCGCATTCATATAACCCAGGATCGCATAGCGCATCTTCTCAACCTTGTCTGTGTCCTTTTCGCCTTCGTCTTTGGTCAAAAGCACTTTCAAAATCGGTGCGATTGTCTTCCAATCGTGCTTTTCCAACAGAGCCTTGCAAAGATCAACCACGGTCTTTTCGTTGAAGCTATAATCGACCACAGCGTTGATCAATTCATCATCGTCCTGAATATCGATCACAGAGTCCAAAATCACCAATGCCTGCCTCGGCGAACCTCCGCAAACCTTGCAGATTTCATCCAGCGCGGCTGACGGGAAGTTGTTGATTTTTTCCTTCTCCAGCACATTTTTCAACAGCAGTTTTATATCCCAGCCAAGCAATGATTGGACCTGAAAGGTAGTGCACCTGGTTCTAACCGCCTTGATCAATTTTTCCGGGTCTGTTGTGCAGAGAATCAGGTACACATAGTCGGGGGTATCTTCGAGCAACTTTAATAACGCATTTTGTGCATCGTTTGTAAGTTTGTGGCAATTATGGACAAGACATCCATTTGCGTAATAGGAAGGATGTCCATCTATTTCAAGGTCGTAGAATTCGACATACCCTTGATTTTTCTCTGTATCACCGATAATACCGACGAAGGATCCATCATTATTTCCTTGTTTGTAAACCTCAACACTGTCCACCCTAATTCTGTCAATTTGGTCGTCTTTTTCTGATCGAGCAACATATTTTCTTTCAATAGATGCCCAATCCCGTCGACCTCTATTGCAAGTTTCAAAATCTCGTTTCCGATATCTACCTTGTAACAAGTGGGAAAGCCACTCTTTACCCTTGAACTTGAGAATGTTTTGACAGGAACTTCCATCGGCCATCCTAACGCGCTTGCCAACAAATATTGAGCAGGCGGTATCTTTCCATTCCCTCCACGTTCTCCAGACCAAATATGCAAAGTGCCCTTGATTCTTTTCGTCGCTTTCCCTTTCTCGATAATCATTGGATCGTGAAATGGATTCTTTATCTTCATCCGTCGTGAGCGTTCTCTGGATAATTTTTCTTTTATTTCTGTAGAAAGATTCAAATGGGAATTGCTGATCTTCAACGCAGTTTCCTCCGTACATATATGAGGATAATGAACTTCCCTCCATGCACAAACACATTTGTTGGAACAAAATCTTTTCTGATTCTTTTTGTGAGTCACAAAATAGGTTATTAAATTCCCGCACCATTCGCAAGGCCTTTTTGCAGTAATACCCAACCCTGCTTCTTTGTTCCTTAATTTCTGTCCGCAGCGTTTGGAACATGTGCGTTGAGTATCCTTTAGCTCTTTGAACTCTGCCAAACATATCTCGCATATCTTCATCTTTTTTTGCCTCCAAGGGTGATCTGTTGGAATTCATTATATCACTCTTTCTGCTAAAAATAAAGATATTCTTATCCAGATCAATCGCCTTTTCCCATCCAAATTCAGTAAAAAACAGATGGTCTTTGCTACAGACAATGTCTGGCCCTTCTGATAATTTGACCTTTACAACCCTGTCTGTTGCAACCTTGTTTTTGAAAACATTCTTAACTTTACATTTTCCGGTCATATTATACACAATATCTCCCACTTGAACCGTCTCTATTTTCCTTTTACCAAGCGGAGTCGAAACTATAGTCCCAGAAGCAAAACATTCATCCAAGAGGAACATCTTGATACTTCCCTGGTGAGGATAATACGCAGCATCTTCGACCAATTCTCGGATGGAGTCAATCCCCCTAACATTTGCAGAATTCAACTCCCTAAAATCCAAATCCGAGCATCCCAACTGATTCTTGATAATTCTCGCGATTGTTGTCTTGCCGCAACCAGATGGACCAGAGAAGAGAAAAGAGTGCGGGATTCCATCTTTACGTGACATGATACTTTTGATGGAATCGATTGCGCTTTTGTTGCCAACCACATCGTCCAATGTTGTTGGACGGTATTTCAAATGAAGTGCCTGTGTCATATTAACCCTCCCAAAGTCTCTATTTTTTCAACAAAGTTTTTTACGCCTGCTTGGAATTCCGATTTGTGCTCGGGGTTTCTCAATACTGCCGCCGGGTGAATGCACCAGCAAATCCACATGCCATATTTTTCTGACCATTCTGTCTTTCCATTGTGTTTAGTGATGCCTCCATCCTCTCCCTTGAAGTATTTTAAGGAACTGTTTCCGAACGCAAGCGATAATTTTATCTCGGCTTGTTTCAGTTCCTCGTCCAACCATTTGCTGCACGCCCTCAAGTGGGATTCATTTGGTGTCTTGATCGATCCCGGATAACACTTCGCACAATTGGTTACGTGAAAGAATCTACGGACCATATCGTACTTCGCAAACTCTTTCCAAACCAGATCGCCAGCACGGCCAACGAATCCTTTCCCCTCAACATCCTCGTCACCTCCAGGAGCCTCGCCGATGATCGCGATGTTATATCTGCCTGGCGATGGCATCACAGGGCGGCGGCACTGACCTCTCAATGCACAAGCATCACAATACAACAAATCGGGATTCTGGAACTTGGTCGTCTCACGAATCATCCTGATCCTGCCGCCTGGCGGAAGTGAGAGATTCAAAATTGAGTCAAGATCCTTTGGCACAGATGCAAACCCAAGTGTGTTACACAAAACAGGGAATTCATCTCGTTTGTCCTGTTTCACCTCAAATGTAAAATACTTGGAAAGATCCTCATCGGGAGTGTCGCCAATGGCGCCAACAGATCGCAATATTTTCTCGATCTTTCCACCCCCTTTTTGTGCAACTCCCAGATTGAAAAAGCCCTGTGTTGACTGCACTCGATAGTTCGCACAATCAAATGCTGTTTTATCACCGATGCCTTTGATCTCTATGAATGGTATATACAAGCACCCCTCTTTCACAACCCATGACTTTGCTTCTGAAACACCAACTTTCGGAAGAACAACTTTCAACCCAAGCCGGCGTGCCTCTTTGACGATCTCTTCTTTCTTTCCGTCGGATCCAAACGACAGATTGGCACAAATAAACTCGGCAGGAAAATACAGTTTGCACCACGCACACCAATAGGCGATCATTGCATATTCGATGGAATGGGATCGGTTGAATGAATAGTTGGAATGCTTCTCCAGAGCATCCCAAAATTCCAATGCTTCTTTCTCTGATAGGGTGTCCTCTTTTTTGCAGCCGTCAACAAACATCTGTTTGTATTCCTCAAACGCCTTGATGTCTCTCTTCTTTGCGATGATCTTTCGGATTTTGTCCGCAGTGGCATACGATAATCCCGCCACCTGATTGATCACTTGCATAACCTGTTCTTGATACACGATTATCCCGAAGGTATCCTTGGTTATGCGCTCGTATGCGCGATGTTTCTTTTTCCATTTGGCGCCATGTTTTCTCTTGGTGAAATCAGCCGTCATACCAGAATCGGCAGGTCCAGGTCTGACCAGAGCAATCACGTCGCTCATGAGGCCGAATGTATTTATGCCGATCTCTTTACAAAGTTTGGTTGTGGAATAAGTATTGAATTGAAAGACCCCAACTGTCTCGCCTTTGGATAGCATTTCAAAGACCTGTTGGTTATCCAATTCGATCTTTTCAAAGACGATCTTCTTTCCCCGGTTCACCTCGATCAATCTCCGCGTCTCATTGAGAATCGACAATGTATTGAGCCCAAGGATGTCCAACTTCATCAACCCGACATACTCTGCGTCATCCTTGTCCCAATTCACAACCTCCTGATTCGATCTCACAGACAAATTGCATCTCGTGCCCAGAGTCAAATCCTCCCCAGATACAACCAAGGCAGCGGCATGCTGGCCACATCCTCTGACCTGCCCTTCCAACTTCATTGCCGCGGCAACAACGTCAGGGTATTCTCTCTTAAACTGCTGGCCCTCCGGAGTCATGGATGCTTTTTCGATCGTTGTGTTGTCGGACTGTTCATCATCCTCAATACTCTTTGCAAACTCGTCAACACGGAAGTATGGAGTATCAAAAACTCTGGCAACATCTCTGATCGCGGCACGTCCTTTCATATCCATAAAGGTCGAAACGGATGCGATATTATTCTTGCCGTACATCTCCTCCAGGTGCCCTCTGATCAATGGTCTTTTTACATCTTCAAAATCCAGATCAATATCTGGATAATCAATGCGATCCTCTGCAATGAATCTTGAGAAGAGCAGGTTGAATTGGATTGGATCGACTGTTGTAATCCCGATCAAGTAGGCAATCAAACTACCACCGACCGATCCTCTCCCAGGTCCTATCATAATGTTGTTCTTTCGACACCATTCAGTAAGTTCCCACACGACGAGAAAATAGCGCACGAAGTTCTTGCGTCTGATCATGTCAAACTCTTCGTTGAACCGGTCAATATAAGTCTGGCTCCATTCTGGCACGCCAAAGATTCTTTCGTACCCATCGCAACAGAGCTTTTTCAGAAACGCATCCTCTGGTTCATTTTTCATCAAAATGGATGGCAAGAAGATGTCGTGTTTTTTGATTTTGAATCCACAACACTTCTCTGCAACATCTGCAGTATTGCTCATGGCCAAAAGACACTGCACTTTGCTCAAGATCCCCTGTTTACCAAATGCGGTCTTCATCTGCTCTGCCGATCGCATGAACAGGTCTTTCGTTTCAAATCGGAAGCGATCTTTGTCTGTCCACTTCGCCTTGGTCTGAATAGCCAACAAAACCTCATGAACCAGAGAATCATCCTCCCGCACATAATGGCAATCATTCGTCGCAATAAGAGGCAGTTCCATCTGTGCCGATAGATCGATACACTTGCGATTTACGGACTCCTGATCGGGAAGTATATGGGGCATAACCTCCAAATAAACATCACCTGTGTACCTCTCGCTCAACATCCTGATGAAAGCAATTCCGCGAGGATCGACAATGCACGAGAATCCGCAACCAGTCATGAACACAAGACCCGCGCCATGAACAAGGAGAGTTTCAAAATCCGTCCTGGGTTTATAATAGAATCCGTGAAGATTCGCCTTGGTCAAGACGTGACTGAGGTTTACAAATCCCTCCTCATTCTTGATCAAAACAGTGATGTGGAATCGTTTTTCTTTTGGAACTTTCACTGAGGCATCCGGAACCAGATATAACTCGCACCCAAGAACGGGTTTGATTCCTTGTTTGTCTGCCTCTCTCTGAAATCTGATCAATCCGTCAATATTGCCGTGGTTAGTGATCCCGCAAAATTCTTGCCCGAGTTCTTTCGCTCTTTGCACATAATCTTTTGAACTGCCATAACCATCAAGTATACTGAATTCGTTGTGTACATGTAGATGGCAAAATCTCATTGTTCTTCCTCACTAAGTATTGGAATTCTTTTAACCCGTTTCCTGATGCAAGCTCAAAATAAGAACACAGTTTTTTGCAGACCGGCAGCCAACCAAGAATTTAATTGTGGCTCGTTATGAATCCCCCGACATGCCGGCTAAGTAAATCTTCATTTTTTATACTCTATATTCTACACTGGAACTCTTTGTAGAAACGTTCATGCCGCGAATGTCACGCAAAAGAATATAGTCTATTTGCCCCCGCAAGATCAACATCTGTTCTCTTGGAGGCATCACGTTACCGGCGAAGTAAATTTTCATTGACTATCCAAAAAATGTCTTTTTTTCTGCATCTGGAGGAAGGATGGCTGCATAGCTGATCAACTTTCTCGTCATGCCAACTCTCACGCACATCTCTAAACGAGCAATCTCTCCCTGAAGGTTGCCGGCGAAGTAGATGTTCATTTTCTCGCCTTCAGCGCAATGATGTGCTCAAAAGAATCCGATCGGAACATGATGGCCGAATCCGTATAGGACATCTTTGTCGAATGCCCCAAAATCTGGAGCAGAAAAATCGGATTGATATGAAATATAACATCCGATTCAGATTGGAAGTCGATTTTCTTTTTTCCTTTGATCCATCCGTTTTTGCTCTGACTCTTGCAACTGATCGATCCCCCCGTGATCTCAACTTCAATCACTTTGTTGACATCGTCGTCATCGCCACAGAGAACCGCAGCCACTTCTACCATGCTCCCCATGTCCTTG